GGGGGGGGTGTTTTGGATCTCCCCCCCCCCCCCCGCCACAAGCGACAGCTTGAATATCACATGGAAAATCTGACGGGCGGAACACCTCCCGTCAGATACCTACCCTGTGTAGTCCCTTGTAAACTGTACTTTTCCAGTGTATAAATCTCTAATCTTTATCTCACTCATACATGTTACTCCTATTAACAGAATCAGCTACAGTAAATGCTTAATCTGAGTGTTTTCGACTAAACTACGACCAAACATAGTCCCAATAAGAGTATACGATAACCTCCTGCAAAAAACAATGCTTAAGATATTTTCAAATTTTAGTTTCTAAAAGGAAACAGGTGATGGACATCACACGTTTCCTTCTACTTCAGCCGTATAATCTGCTCGTATAGCAGCACACATTTTTTCCGAACGATCTCGTTCCTGTGGTAGTGTCCGAAGAAGTGATACTTGAACTGGCACCGCTGGCCGATCTCCTCCAGAAAGTCTGTGAGGGCATCTGGCTTGGACAGCGGCCCCAGGAGATCGTTCTGGATGCTGGTGGGACCGCAGTGGGTGAGGAGGTAGTCCACCGTCCACCCGGCCCGGTCGAGGTTGGCCCTGGCCTCGGCATACTCCGACTCGCTGGGCAGCTCCTCCCGCCACCAGGAGCGGTGGTTGACCCGGAAGGCCGCGCCCTGGGCGTTGAGCCACTGGAACCGCCACAGGAAGTCCGGCGCGTCCGGCTCCAGAACGCCGTCCTGGATGTCGTGGCTGCTGGCACCGCCCATAGTGAAGAATGTCCTGCCCCCCAGGTCGAACACCTGCCCACGCTCCAGCATCAGCACCGAGGGGCGGATCGTTCGCACCCTGCCGCCGTGCCACTCCGCCTGGGGGTAGGCAGCCAAGGCGTCATAGTTTTCATGGTTGCCGGACACGAAGGCCGTGGTGAATGGCCGGGAGTCCAGGAAGTTCAGGCCTGCGTCATCCCGGCTGTCGCCGTACCACACGCCGCCGAAGTCCCCGGCGACCAGGATGACATCTTCTTTTGTCAGTCTCTCTTGCTCATAAAAGCTCTCAGGCCGAAAACGGCTAAAGTCTCCGTGGGTATCTCCTGTGATGTAAAGTTCCATTCTATTTGTCTCCTTTTCCTAATTATATCACAGTTTTTTCTCCAGTTCCGCCCCTGGATACCGAAAGCGGATTCGGATGGTCTCAGCGTCCACCACTGTGATCCGTTCCACTGCCATGCGTACTTGTTCATCGCTGTACTGCTGGTTGACCTCCAGTTTCGCCATCCACTCCCGCAGTTCCGCCATCCGAGATTTCTGGGCTGCATTGTGGGTCTGGCTTTGCTCCGCTGCCGCGATCTGTTCCTGAAGGGCCTGTTTTTCGTCCATCATTGCCTTGAGCTGAGCATTGAGGATCTCGTCATCCATGTGTTCCAGCACCTGATCTAGCAGTAGTGCTTGTTGGGCGGTGATGTCCTTCAGTTTCTGACGCAGGTCGATGAGACTGACTCCATCAATGGCATCGCCTCCCCAGGCCATTGCAGTGAATGTCAGCATATCCTCCTTCACTTCCGTTCCAGCCTGGGCAAACTCGTTGATGGCCTCCTGGATGGCCTGATGCAGTTTTTCTTCGTCCAGTGTGGGGGAGTTATGGCAGTATTTCGTTCCAAATTCCAGTCGGGAGATGCACCGCCAAACGATCCGCTTTTTTCCGTTCCTGGCCCAGGTCACCCGCTTATAGGGCGTTCCGCACTCCCCGCACACCAGCAGCTCGGAGAGGGCGTATTTGGCCGAGTATTTGCCCAGCTCCGTCTTGCCAGTTTTCTGCATCACCTTCCGCTTGCTGGCCCGTCGGGTCATCTCCTCCTGTACCCGGTAGAACAGCTCCCTGGGGATGATGGCGGGGTGGTTGTTCTCCACATAGCTCTGGCCCCGCTCTCCGTTGTTCTTCTTCACCCGTTTGCTGATGCAATCGGTGATAAAGGTTTTGCCCAGCATGGCGTCCCCAATGTAACGCTCGTTGGTGAGGATGTTGCGGATCACCTGATACGACCACCGCTGAACAGCCTGGGCAGTGGGGACACGGTCCGCCTCCAGCTCCTGCTGGATCTGGGACAGGCTACATCCATCCAGGTACCTCCGATAGATGCGAGGTGCCCCGCACTGTCTCTGCCTCCTGCGGTTCGATCTCCGGCTTTCCGTCTAGCCCTTTCCGGTAACCCAGCAGTTTCTTATACTGGAAGGGCACCTTACCTGCCTTTTTGCTCTCCTCTTTGCCCCAGATGATATTTTTGCTGAGGGACTCACTTTCTGCCTGGGCGAAACCGCTGAACAGGGTGATGAGGAACTCGCTGGACTCGGTGAGGGTATTGATGTTCTCTTTTTCAAAGATGACGCCGATGCCGTGGGCTTTCAGCATCCGCACTGTTTCCAGGCAGTCCACCGTGTTCCGGGCGAAGCGGGAGAGGGATTTGGTCAGGATGGTGTCGATCTTGCCCCGCTTGCAGGCGGCGATCATCTTATTGAAGTTTTCCCGCTTTTTCATGCTGGTCCCCGAAAGTCCCTTGTCTCCTGATGTCAAGAGAAAACCAAAGAAATTAAAGAATTTTTCATCACTTTTTATCGGTCTGTGTCAAATCAGGAATCATAATCCACGGCACATTAAATCTGTGACGGAGAACACGCCAATACCAGCGGAGTTCAAATCAGCAATCAGTTCCATCACCCAACCACTATCCCTGCCCAGACGGGCAAAGTCTTTTATCAACAGAGCGTCGGCCCGTCCTTGCCGAACAGCTTCAAGAAAATCATTCAGCCCAGGCCGGTCAAAGGTCAGGCCGCTGGCCTCGTCCTGGGATTCTCCCACAACATTGAGCTGATGCTTTTCTGCAAAGCTGCGAAGATAGTTCATCTGATTTTCCAAAGCCCATGTATCAGGTGAGGCAACGCGCCCATAGAGCCAATATCGTTTCTTATCCCTGTTCACGCTCCGCAGCCTCCTTTTTTGTGGTATCGGCAAGTAGCCGTTGATATTCGTCCCCGCATTTCCAAACGATCTCGATAGAAGTAGAACTGTAAATGTAGATGTTTTGGATCAGCAAATCCACCAGCTCCCGTGTCAATGTCCTGACATTGGTATAGGGAATGATGTTGTAGGTGGAGAGTTCTTCTTCCTTTGCCCGCCGTTTGGCATCCCCC